AGCTTCAGCAGCTTTAGGCTTCTGTTCTTCAGCTTCAGCTACAGCTTCAGCCTGTAGTTGCAATGTTGGAGCTTCACTTGCACCATTGGAAGCAGAGGCAATAGCACCTTCATCTTTAGGCTTGCGTGGAATCTTTGGTTTCTTCTCAATGGGTGGTGGAGCATCATCAATGATGGTAAAGGTCATAGGCTTGCGGGTTTTCTTTCCCAGAAGAGCAGGATGCTGGAATAACTGTTTAGCTTCAGCCAGTGTAATACCATACTTTGCTGCAATAGCTGGCCTGTCAAGACCATCTGTTAAATCCTGCAATACTCCCTTAATAGAGATTGGTTTTTTTTCTGTTGCCATGTTATACAATTTTTGTTTGTTTACAATGTGGTTATCAAATCATGAATTAGTAAGTAGCCAATTTTTCAAGGATCATATTGAAGTCATTTTCAATTTTGCCTTCAAACAATCCCATAGTGCTTCTTGCTGTATTAAAGCCATTATTCTGAGTTTCAAGGATGAAACTTGGCTTTCCTCCATCCATCTCCACTCTTGAATATAATACAGTTTCCATCTTGCCCTCCAACTGCATCTTGGTGCCCAGCTTTCCTAAAATCTTTAGCCTCTCCTTGGTATCATTACCAACTTTATAGGTCTCAGTATGACCCAAAATAAATGCATACCTGTCCTTCTCAAATCCATCATTGTCAAGACCTATCTTGACATGGGTAATGATGTCTGTGTAAGTCTGTGGAATGACATGATACCTTGGTCTTGGCTCTGTCTTCTTGCCATACTCCTCCTTGCCTCCTATCCAGACAGGATTCTTGTTATCCGCATTATACCAGATATTGGAATCATGAGGAAGTGTCCTCTGGCCTGAACTCTTTCCAGTTCCCGGCTCTCCTAATATCAGTATATTCTCAAACCCAAAATCCTGTAAAGTAGCCATGAAGGTGTAAATGGTCTGACCATAATCCTTCCATTGATCATGACCCGGCTTTCTTCTATCTGCCATAAACTCATCACTCTGTATAGCTGTCAGAGTGTCAATGCAAATGCTTCTGATTTTTGCCATAGTTTGTCTTAGATTGTTTTTTGGTTATTGAATAATGGTGTGAAGGTGCTGATACCTCCATACATGTTTGTCTGGATATGGGCAGGACACTTGGTATTTCTGGATTCTGTAATGTGAATGCTCCTGTAATGCGGATTCTCTTTCAACTCTACTCCCATGTGCTTCTTTAAATTATACTTTTCATCTCCGGGATTGAACAAGGTCATGAATATAGTGCACTCCTCTGCTGGATTTCCACTGTCCTTGCAATCATCAGCAGTGGGGAATACCTGCTCTCCTGCCATCCTTAGTCTATCTACATTGGCTAAATTCCTGTTACTGTGAATAACATGAATGAAAGTCCATGCACATAAATTCCTGATGATAGTAGAGTACTCCAAATACTTATCAATGTTCTCCTTCATGCTGAAGCCTCTCTCTCTTCTCAGCTTCCTGATGTGATCTGTAATGACAATGGTAAACTTATCAGGATCATTGGGAACATAACCTGAAACTCTCTGTCTTTGCACCCTGTTACCCTGATCATCCACAGTCCAGTAAGTAGTATAGAGAAACTTCCCTTGTGTAGCAGCATGATGCAGCAGAAACTTGTTAATCCCTGTAGGATTCTCTGGTTCTTCAATGATGTGAATCTTACCAGCCTTCAACATTGTTCCATCAGCAGCATACTCTCCAAATAAAGGAATGATCCTTTCATCATAGACCTTCTTCAGTATCTCAAAGTGCTCATCACTTACCTGTACTACTTCCAGAGTGCCATCAGGATTCTCATGCAATTGCTGCCCCTTCAGGTAAACATCACTCATAGCATAGGTCTTTTCTTTGTACACATAATTGTAGATACCATGATCATGGGCCATGAAGAATGCTGCAAACTTAAACTCCTTGCTTACCCTGTCAATCTCATAAGAAAAATAGATCCACTCCACCTTATCCAGTATCCCTAATGCCAAACATTGTAAATAGGGATGAATGACAAAACTGAAATCACACAGTGTAGTCTTCCCGCATTTAGGTGCTGCTGCCAAGCCTATGCTTGTTTTTCTTTGAAGCCCGTTTATTGCTTTATCCAATCCCTTTATCCCAGTGGTCAATCCAAAACTCTTACCCTGTCTGCCCTTTTTGTAGGTTTCAATAAAGTTGCTCATGATAAGATTTCTCCTTTAACATTAGTGTCAGGGTCTCCGGGATGAGCCACCTTCTCACAATACTCCAACAGTGTGCTCTTCTTCATTGCCCCTGCTCCATCAAAAATGAACTTGTGAGACTTCATACAGAACTTAGGCTGTGTCACAGAGAAATATAAATCTCTTGCTGCATACACATCCTCTTTCCTGTATTCAGGATACTTGGCAAAGAAAGCCTTCATCCTGTCTACAGCATCCCTGTAGCTCCCTTTTCTCTCTGTGTTCATCCTGCCAAATCCAGCTATCCAATCTTCTACCCATGCAAAAGAAAATTCAATACCCTTGAACAAAGGCATATTCCACACTATCTGCCTGCTATCATACTCCTTCTCTACGATTTTAGTCAGATTAATGCCTCTTAGTGTTTCCTCTGGGACTAACCTATCCACATCCAGGTTGTGATAGATGCCCAATAAAAATAAAAGTCCCTCATCTCTGTTGATATGATGGACTCTTAATAGTTCAATGACTTCGGGGTTAAATTCCATTGCTTTGATTTTTGATGTGATGTGATTTTAAATCATGTTGCTATCATCAATCTCCTCCTCCTGCTGTTCTTTTTGGTTAAGCCTCTCCTTTAAAAGCTTTTTAGCATCCAGTGTATAATCAGTTGATTCCATAATGATACAGAGGTGAGCTGAAGTCACTTCATCTAACTCCAGCTTACCCCTGTAAAATTGCTTTGCTGCCAAACTGTTCCCAGCAGAGTCACTGTCAATGAATACTGAGTAGTAATCAAATTCAGTGGTGATGTCATTGTCTGTTCTTTTCCTTTCTGTCCAGAAGACTGCATACTTCGTGGTAATTACCATTTCCGTTGTCTTTGCCATAATTGGTATTTTAATTGTTGATTTACTCTAAAAGGATATAGTATCCAACTCCAACCTCAACCTTGACAATTCCACTGTAGTGATGTTAGCCACACTAAATCCTGCTGTAGCTGATTTCACCCACTCTTTATCCATACTATCTTCCACGCACAATATTATAATCTTGCCTCTATGCCCCGGCTTATACCTGATAGCCCTTCCTATTCTCTGAATGAGGTTCTTTGCATTTCTATTGAGCTGCACTACAAATGCCACATCAATATCATTCAGGTTATGTCCTTCATTCAGAGCATCAACACAAGCCATCCTGTCTATGATCCCACTCTTGAAATCATCAAAGGCTGCATCACCTTCATATACCTTCATCATCTGCTCATATTCTATAGTATCCTTCACAAATTTATCCAGCTTGGCTGCTGAAGGATTATTTGGTAGCTTCTTTGGCAGGGATGGCTTGGAGAAATAAGTCCTGTCACAGAGTTCTACTGCTTGCTTTTTACCACCACAGAATATCAATGTTCTCAGCTCTTTTGGTATGATATGTTCAAGGATTAGCTTTGCTGCTTTAGTCTTACTTCGTAGATCATAAATAAATCTCATTCTTTGAATAAATCCCATCTTGGTTGGTCTGGAGAATGCTGATCTGCTAAGGTATTCATATCTTGATTTCTCTGTCTGAAAAAATCTGTTAGTTGCTGATCCTCCCTCTATATATTTATCCACACTGTCAAGATACATGGTCACAATGGTGATATCATAGGGAGCAACTATTCCAAGCATCACTGCTTCATCCAGTGTCAGTTCATAAACACAGGAGAACTTCAAGTCAGAAAATATCCTTTCTTTATCCACTCCCCTTGGCTTGGTGGCAGTCAGCACCATGCAATGATCCACTGTATTCTGTGCAAAGAACTTCACCACATTATTATCTGTAGCATTATGCCCTTCATCCAGTACCACATAAGTGAAATGCTGGCCCTCATACTTGTTCAATGAGGCATAGCATGTCCTTTCTACTGTATTCCATACCTCACCTGCCTCCCACTTCTCAAATTCCTCTTTCCAATTCTCATCTCTCAGCTTCTCAGTTGGAACCACTATCAGGACTTTGGATGGCCTAACTCCTTTACAGACATTGTAATCATAAACTGCTAAATCTACTCCTATCTTAGATTTTCCTGATCCTGTAGCCATATAGACAGAACCCCATCCACCATTGGCTACAAATGCCTCCTTTGCCTCCATCTGAACTCTATCCTTAATCTGATAGCTTATCTTGACCTTTTCCTCATCAGTCAGAACCTCATCTAAAGCTATCCTTATGTCAAGAATTTCCTGGGCATGCAATTTAATACTTTCTTTGGCATGAAGTATCTCCGATAACCTCATTAAATTTGAATGTGTCATGTTTTGTTGTTTTAGGGTACTTAAAGTGTATTTTTTGTTGTTTTCAAATGTGGATAACTAATTATCTTTTAGCAGATGGTATAGCTCCCTGAATGAAATAAGATATAAAGTCCTTGCTACTCTTGTCATTATTCCTTCCTTAGATATGATATACCATCCACCTTGTGATCTTACTAAGGCATTTCTTAGGCCATTAAAGGCACAGAATGAAGTGATAGCTCTTGTAGATAGTACTGGCTCATCAGGATCAATAGTCCTATACCTGCCACTAATCCAGATTCTTGTTTCCATGTTTAATGTATTTCAGAATAATTATTACCAAAATCAATGCTTATGCCCAACTTAACATTGAGCTTTAGCTGCTCATTTACCTCATCTATAGCTTCAAGCAGCTTAATTTTAGTGCACTCCTCTTCTCCTTTCTTAACTGGAAAGATGATCTCATCATGGAACTGGCCACAGATTCTAATGCCTTTTGCTCTTACTTTCTTTATCCAGCAGTCAAAGCAATAGACTCCAGTTCCCTGATTCAGAGTGCTGAACCTGTCCTTGAAGGCTCTTAGGCTATACCACAGTTGTGATACTGGATTGAATAGCCACATCTGCTCTCCTATGGTCTTGGTAATGCTATCTTCAGCCACTCTTTTCACTGACCAATTTCTCTTCCAGTATGTCACATGGAGCTTCTTGGCCTCAGACATTGAAAAGCCTCCTGTCAGGGCCAGTTTAGCCACCCCTGCACCATATATGCCACCAAAATTTACCTTCTTTGCTTTGGCTCTAATGGGCTTGTGACTGACACCCTCTTTTCCCTTTGTCCTTTCATATAACTTATGCTCTTCAGCCTGCTCTGGTGTCAGCATCCCTGCCAGCACTGCGATATCCAGATGTGGATCAAATCCATCCTCCATCATCTCCTTTACATACTCAGGATCATAGAAATACATGTAGTGTCTCTTGGTATTATCCTCCAATCCTTTCATATCAGAGCCACAGAGGACATAATCCTCACTGGGGGCTATTAAACAGCTTCTCACATATTCTCCATATAGTTTTTCTGAAGTTGGCAGATTAACCAAGACAGCATGTTGAAACCTTAAAGTATTGGTGAAGCCCTGTGTGCCTGCCACCAGATACCCATCCTTATCCACATCTCTTAGAAATCCCTGAAGTATTCCCATCCTGCTGCCAATGGAATAGAGACCATTTAGTTCTCCCAGTTCTGGCATGTTCTCCACCAGTTCCATGACACTCTCTGTGAGTTCAGCTTCAGGAGTGCTGATCTGTGGTATCCTTCTCATGGAACCATCCAGCTCCCTGATATACTTATATAAGTCAGGAACCCACCCAAGACTAAATAGCCATGCTTTTATCTGCTGATGTGACCTTGGATTCCCAGGTTTGCGGCTATGCTCTACCTGTATTGTTCCCATGTGATAAGATGGCAATCCCTTAAGCTCAAGCAGGTCTAACCATTTTTGCCCTGCTATTGATATGCTCTCATCCTTTCTATACAATGTCTTTGGCCTTGCCACCAGCTTGTATTTGA